CCACGGCTCCCACTAGCCCCAACAGCAGTAACAGAAGGAGCCAGCGCATTGATCATGCTGGCTCTGGTACTTTCACTTTAGCAGTAATAACAGCAGTCGATGTATCTCGATCAATTGTCATGTAGCCTTGGCAAGTGATGTTGTAATCAACCCCGTTAGCATCTTTCTCGCTCTTGACGGGGGTCGTAATGTCGATGTTCTTAAACAAGAACTCCTTGCCGTTTTCAAAGACGCGCCAGACGTGATCCATAGAACCGCGCCCAGCTTGTCCGCGAGACTTGTTGAACCGAATCTGGTACGTGTTCATACAATTTCAGCCGCTGGAGGAACCGCACAGACTTGCTGTGGCTGGTGAATCACTGTCAAATTAAAATGTACAAACTTAATAGGCAGGTCAGCCGCATGGCGTGTGAACGAGTGCATTAGCCATGAGTTTGCAAAGATCATCATGCCGGGCTTGGGCGTGAAGTTGATCATTTTGCTGGCAGGAGTTGCCATACCCATGTCTTGCTCGGGCAAGTCAATCTGCACCTTGGCAGCGCGGGGGTCGTGGAACACTACGCGAGAGCCGTCTTCTGGTGTCTCAAGAAAGTAAAAGCCCACAATCTGTGAACCAAACCCATGAACGTGCGCGTCCATTGCAGAGTGCTTGTGGTGCTCTTGTGTCCACATCTCTGTGAACTGCACCGCTTTATCCTGCATGGCGTAACCCTGCTCATTAAGAATGTTCCAAGCCGTAGCGCCGACAAACTCAGAGAACCCCGCCATACGTGGGTCACCAAAGTAATTGCCTGTCATGTAGACAGGATAGATTTCATTTAGGTCACGCTCTTTACGCTGGACTTCTAAGGCTTCCTCAGAGACAGTATTAACCACCTCCAAGAAGTCAGGCCGCTCAATTAAATAGATTGGGCAGGGGAAGTGATGCGCAACTTGAAGCTGTGTATTTTGAACAACTTGAGCCACTGACTCAGCGGCTTTGCATACTTTTTGTTTTGACTTCTTAGTGGCGGTCTTTGCCATGGTTCTCTCCTTGTTGGTTGGGCTATCAGTTTACAACCTGAACCCACTGCCAAGCAAGGAAATCGAATTTATATTGATTTTCATCAACGGGTTTAGCTGGAGTGTCTTTCCAGTTTGCATCTGCGCCGCACCAGTATGTAAAGATACCAGCGGCAATCTTTGTCTCATCTGCGGCAGGGCGTGGGATAGGGGGAACCATTACACAGGTAGCCTCATCCAAAGTCCAAGCAGACCAATTCTCAGCCTGATCACGAGTGTTAAATGCAGTGATTACAGCCTGTTGCTTGGCAGTCTTCTCTTCCGCAGTCATTTCACGCACTGTCCACACGTCAGTCCACACGCCATCTACTTTGGTATAGGTAGGGGTATCAGATTCTAAAACTTGATACACCGTAGGCACAGGACGCTCAACACGGGTGAAGGCTTCCCAATGTGCGGGTACAGAACCAAACGCTTGGATGAGGTTGTCCTCAAACGCTGGGTGATTTTTTGTTACGCCGTTTTCAGTTTCAATATAAAGGTTCATTTGTTTCTCCTAAAAATTAAGGTGCGCCTGCACAAGTTGATGGGAATGAACGGGTAGCACCGGGCCACATAATGCGGACTGCACCTCCTGCGCCATCACCGCCAAATCCAAAACAACCACAACAAGTAGCTTTTGGCCCAGCACCGCCACCACCATATAAGCCGCCATATCCTCCGTTAAGGACATTGCCTGAATTTCCATTATTGCCACAAGAGCCACCACCGCCACCATTAGTAAAGCCAGCGCCTGTTGTTCCACCAGCACCATTTGAACCTTGTCCAAACACGCCAACTCCACCGCCACCAGCTCCGGCTCTAAGGCCTCCAAAACCGGCATAAGATCCACCCGCACCAGCGCCCCCTCCAGAACCACAGCCTCCTGTGGTGGATGTATTTCCCGTTCCCCCGTTCCCTGAATATCCTCCAGCGCCGCCGCCGCCGCCACCTTGGTTACTAGCGCCACCACCACCCTGTCCTCCAGTACCTGTACCTCCAGTAGACGGATTAGCACTACCAGAATTACCATTTATGCCTTTTGGAGCTACAACAGTCGTTGTGTTAAACGTTGAATCACCGCCAGACAAAGCGTTTAAACACCCGGGACTAGCTCCTGTTCCACCAGCACCTACAACAACAGCATAAGAACCACCGGGGGTAACAGAAATGGAGTTTACATACTTAAGACCTGCGCCACCGCCAGCACGTAATCGTGTACCGCCTCCACCTCCACCAACAGCAACAACAGCAACTGACGTAACACATGCCGGTGCAACCCATGAATATGTGCCCGCCGTTGTATACGACTGCGAACTTGCAGCGGCTGATGTTGTAATTGAGTTACTAGCCGCACTAGCTGGCCCAGTACCGCCGGGAGTTGCCCCGGTTACTTTAAACGTATATGACGTACTTGCCCCAAGGCCAGTAACCGTAATTGGGGATGTCCCCCCTGATCCCGTATAACAACCGGGGGTGGATGTAGCCGTATATGTAATTGAGCCAGTACCCAAACAAGAAGGCGCGGTAAATCCAACCGTAGCTGTACTTGAACTTGTAGCCGTAGCAGTTCCAATCGTAGGAGCGCCGGGGCTTCTTGGCCAGATGCCTTGCTTGGTGTAATTCTGTGCTTGATCAAGCGTCCAGATACCTTTAGCTGCCGAAGTTGTCGGAGCCGTGGGGTTCTTGGTGATGATGCCACCGGGGTATTGTTTGATACTCATTTACAAGTTTCCTGTGTTGTTGCTTGGGAATGAACGAACGCTACCGGGCCAAATAATACGTACTGCGCCACCAGCTCCAGCTTGTCCTCCGGCACCGCCGCCATAACAACCGCCAGAACCACCAGAACCGGGTTGGCCGTTTACACCGCCGCCAGTACCACCAGCGCCGTTAGCACCTTGCCCTAATAAACCAACGCCGCCAGCAATACTGCTTTGCCCGCCAGCACCGCCACCGCCCCCGCCATTTCCTGCGCTTCCTGCTGTACATTGGTTTGCAGCACCTTTACCGCCTTGACCAGCATAGCCACCCGCGCCACCGCCGCCACCACCAGAAACACAGTTTTGGCCACAACCCGCGCCACCATTACCGCCGCCAACAGATACGCTAAAGCACGTACCGCCGCCCCCGAGGAAAGGCGAACCAGAACCGCCGCCACCAGACGCACCGCCGCCCGCGCTTAGTGTTGATGAATTAAAGGAGGACGCTCCGCCAGCGTTACCATTTGAAGCACCACCAGCGCCAACCACAACTGAATAAGAATTACCGGGGGTAACCGTAAAGTTATTGTAGTAGCGTAAACCACCGCCGCCACCGGATACAGCATTACCGTTACCACGAGCGCCGCCACCTACAGCCAATACTGAAACAGAGGTAACCCCGGTAGGAGCAACCCATGAGTAAGTACCCGCAGTTGTGTAGGCTTGTTGGCTAGGCGTTATACCCGTTGTGTTGACGTCTGTTACAGAAGTAGATGGGAATTGTCGGGTAGTACCCGGCCAAATAATGCGCAACGCACCGGGTGCACCACGAGAGTATGAACCGACACCGCCCACCCCAACCACAACGGTGTAGGAGTTACCGGGGGTTACAGAATAGTTGTTTTTGTACCCTAAACCGCCGCCACCGCCGGAACCGCCGGAACCGCCCCAACCTGTGCCGCCACCACCAAAATATCCGCCACTGACGGTAGAACTACAGATGCAATAAATTGGAGGTACCTTACCCCCTGCACCACCACCCGCAGGTATTGACGAACACCTACCTGCGTTGCCGCTGTAGCCGTTAGCGCCATAAATACTGACACCGCCGCCTCCGCCATAACCGCCACCGCCACCACCACCACCAGAACCGGCAGTTCCTATGTAGCCAGTACCACCTGAGCCGCCAGTACCACCTGTACCTGAGTAACCACCAGCACCGCCGCCGCCATAGCCACCACTTGCGCCGCCATTACCACCACCGTCACCGGTATACGTACCACCTGCTCCACCAACACCTGCGCACGTTCCGTTAAAACCTCTACCACCTTTAACGACAGAAGTGCTACAGAAGTAAGAACACCCGGCGTTACTACCGCCACCCCAACTACCGCCGCCGCCGCCAATAGCAACAACGGAAACAGAAGTAACCCCAGATGGGGCAACCCAAGTATACGAACCGGCTGTTAGATAAGCCTGCTGGCCAGCAATAGCCGCAGTGATAGAGTTACTTGCCGCGCTACATGCACCAGTACCAGAGGCATTAGTTGCCTTGACTTTGAACGTGTAAGAAGTGCCAGCCGTCAAACCAGTAACTGTTATGGGAGACGACGCCCCAGATGCAGTGAAGCATCCGGGAGTTGAGGTAGCTGTGTATGCTGTGATCGTAGAAGGGTACCCAGTACATGAAGGGGCTGTAAATGGCACAGAAGCGCAGCCAGAACTACCCGCTGCCGCAGTACCAATCGTAGGGGCTGCTGGAGAACGCGCCCATGTACTAGCACCCACTGCTTGCATCTGCTGGGTGACTGTCCAAATTCCTGAGAAATTAGGCATTAGAGATTCCCTCGTGGATCAAATGGGTTGTTGGCCCTATCAATTTCTTCTGGGGTGGCATCACGCACCACCCACGTTATTTTCCATACGCCGTTTTCTTGCACTGGAGCGCCTTCTTGGCAACGCTGTGTGGTGTAGTCAAAAGTGGGCTGATCAACCCATTGCACAGGCGTGTAGTCAGACGCGCCAGCAGGGTCAATTTCAATATCCCCAACATGGCGAGGATACTCGTTTGTAGAGAGCTTGATGTAGGCGGTCATATTGTGGTCGTGCTAGAAGTTAGTGTTGAAGCAGCATCAGTCAATGAAGTTGCAGCATCAGTCAAAGAACTTGTGGCGTCTGTGAGGCTTGTGCTGGCGTCTGTGAGGCTTGTGCTGGCGTCTGTAAGCGAACTTGTAGCATATGTGTATGAATACCCCCCTACAGTGTAAGTTCCTGTCAGTGAGCCGTCTCCGGGAAGTTTTGCAAACAAGAATTGATTAGTGCCACTAGGGTCTGAATACCCGCAAACATACATATTGCTTGCGCTATCAACCGCCACCCCAAAGCCAATATCATTTGAAGCACTACCCAAAGTACGTTGCCATTGAATGGTTCCAGAGGTGTCGTACTTAGCCATTTGAAAGGCGTTAGTACCAGTATCGTCTGAATACCCGCAAAGGTATATATTCCCAGAAGAGTCAACGGCAACAGCCCGGCCAACTTCATTTGCAGTGCCTAAACTACGTTGCCACTGAATGGTTCCAGAAGTATTGTATTTGGCAATTTGGAATTTTTCACCGGAAATATTTTGTAAACCAAATACATATACATTACCTGAGCCATCAACCGCTATTGAGTTTGCGCCAGTTGTACCTGATCCGGGGCTTAAGCTTCTCTGCCATTGAATAGCTCCAGAGGTATTATATTTGGCTATCTGGATACTAGAATTACCGCTGGCGTCTGAATATCCACAAATATACACATTGCTTGAGCTATCAACCGCTATACCAGAACCACTACTTGCTTGGGCACTGCCCAAGCTACGTTGCCACTGAATAGCACCAGAGGTGTCGTACTTAGCTATTTGGAATTGGGTTTGACCGCTAGTGGCTGAACTACCACAAACATACACATTGCTTGAACTGTCTATGGCTACCCCAAACCCAAAATCGTTTGTCGCGCTACTTAATTTACGTTGCCATTGAATAGCACCAGAGGTATTGTATTTGGCAATTTGAAAATCATAAGTGCCACTAACATTTGAATACCCACAAACGTACGCATTACCTGAAGTGTCTACAGATACTGATTGGCCAAAATCATTTGAACCACTACTTAGACTACGCTGCCATTGAATGGCT